AAAGAGTGCGGTCTAAATAAGCGCGGGTTTCAACTCCAGCGATTTGTGAACGCAAATGGGACAATGACACGGTGCCAGTTGAGTCCGCCAGGATCCGTCAAGGCAAAAGAGTGCGGGCGGAATAAATACGGCGTTCAACTCCAGCGATTTGTGAACGCAAATGGGACAATGACACGGTGCCAGTTGAATGCGCCAGGATTCCTAAATGGTTCAAAGCAACGACGCCTGGATAAGATTGAAGCTGCGTTCCAGGCGAAGAAAGAGACATGCGAAGCCGACGGATTCCATGAGTTTGTCAATCGGAGATGCCGAAAACACCCCGATTACGCAAAACTGCTTCGACAGGTTTCTAGGAAAACGGAATCCGCCCGCCGACGCCACAATGCAAGTGCCAAAGCACGACGCGCGCGAAAGAAGGCAGAAGATCAGGGCACCATTCGCGAGTTCCCTGAAAATTTACGTGACCGCGATCGAGAAATGAATGCGCTGATGGGCATGAACCCCAATAGCCAAGGTTCACTGTACGGCGTTTAAAATTTGCGATGAAGTTTGATTTTTTCTTTCTATTATATATGTTTCCTTTACGCGACTGCAAGTATGGCACTCGAAAAAATGGGCATTGTCCTCGCGGTGCCAGGAAGCCAATGGCATCGTCGCGTAAACGAGAGTTAAAAAAGATACGAAACAAGGCCAAGTATGAGGCGTGTCACGCCAACGGGGGCATGTTCAACTATGCCACGTCGCGTTGCAACAAACTTGTAACAAAAGAACAGCTGTACAACAAATGCCATGCCCGTGACGGCTACGTTTTCGATATGCAAACCGCCAAGTGTCGTAAAATACGTAATGCACCGCTGACCAAACAAGAACGTGCGGCGCGCAAAGCGGCTCGGGGGTCATGGGAAGACCAATACAAAGAATGCCATTCCCGCCCAGGATACGTTTTCGATATGCATAAGCATCGATGCTTAAAAATCAAATAATTCCTGAACTAAGGATTTGTCAGCAAAACCAGAAGTACGAACGGCACCAAATGGGCAAGCGGCGCACTGTTGTGAATGGCCAAGTCCAATTCTCCTACGGCTTGTAGCGAGATGCGGCGTTTGGATACGCCGTAGGACAAGAAATCCTTTAGAAGCGTCAAGGGGTCCGTGTTGTAGCCGCGACTGAGATCCTCCACTTCGCGGCACAGCACATTAATGTTTTCGCCCGCCTCGATGTGGTCTAGCAGCGTGTCCCAGACCTCGGGACGCAGCACGCGGATGTCGTGGCGATTGGTTTGAATGTAGTTCACCATGCTCCGCATGTCCGACCCAAACAACATCTGAATTCCGCGAGCGTCGTCGTCCTTCAGGGGCACGCCCTCTTGGCGTGCAACATGCAGCAAAAAAGCGCACACGCGGTCAGGTGGTAAATCGCTAAACTTAATTTTCATAAACATCGATTGCAGCGACGGGTCGATTTTGCTGATGTAGTTGCAAATGATGCAGAAGCGCGCGTCAAAATCCAGCAAGTAGCCTAGACTCTGCTGGGCTGGTTTTGTCATGTAGTCCACTTCGTCCAGCACGACGAATTTGACTCCGCCCCCAAAGAGCGTTTTCGACGCTACAAAGCCGTGAATTTGGGCCCGCAGGACGTCAATGCCGCGGTCGTCCGACGCGTTCAAATGGATGACAAGACCGCGGTTTTTCTCGCCGCGTGCTTCTTGGTAGGCGCCAATCAAATTTAAAATGGTCGTGGTTTTGCCCGTCCCTGGCGACCCGTGAAACAGCATGTTGGGGATGTAGCCTTCCCGCAGCATGGTAGAAAAGAGCGTGTTGTTGTCGGGGCTCAGGACAATTCCGTCAAACGTGGTTGGGCGATAGACTTCAACCCAAGGCGCGGCCATTTCTTCAAAAAAAAGGTGGAACGTTTATCTGCAAATTTCCTCAAAAAAACGGTTTTAATTCTAGGGTTTTGTCGTAACTCACCGTACTAATCGGAGGCGCGAGAGGCACGGCCAAGGTACTCACGTCGTGGAGGTAGGTCAAGTACCCCTGGGCTTCTCCGTGCACCTGAGGGACCACGTAATTCAGAACACTTTGGTTGAGTTTCTCGCATTGCGCCCTGACATTCCCTGGCTGATTAAAACTGTGCTGCAGAAAAATACCGCGCATCACCATTTTCAGTTCGTCAGGGGACTGCGTGCCGATGTTGTAGCGCCCGCCTGACATTTTGTACACGCCCGCGCGGATGCCGTTTTGTAAAATTTGCTGGTTTTGAACCGAAAAAAACGTTTTTGAGAGGGGCGTTTCGGACCAGTTGCCCGTGAGTGCTTCGTGGTAGGTGGAGTTGCGGGGAGCGGACTTATCGTAGAGAGAGAGATGGTTGTGACTTTCGGCTAGATTGATACGCCCGTTCATTTGAATAGACGTCACTAAAAAAAATACTCGTTTAACTACAAAAATGGACCGCTTTGAAAAGATTGTAATCGGCATTGCGCTAGTCCTTCTCATTGCGACGTTGACGATTATGGGCATTTCCATGGCCAAGCATCAAGGTACGGGGCGCGAGCCCGCGGCGTGCCCCGATTTTTGGTACAGCTCCTATTTTCAGCCGTGCTCGTCGTCGCCGCACGGGTGTTGCCCTGACGGAGCCACGGCGTCCAACGCCGACGGGTCCAACTGCAATAGCACTCCGTGCAGCCTGACGCCAAACAAGTGCTGCCCCGACGGGGTAACGGCCATGACCGATGACCCGAGCAAGTGCCCTGCGGCAGTATCCAAATGCTTTAACGTGCACAAGCTAGGCGAAAACGGTCTAATGTCTATGGATTTTACTACGGACGAATATGTAGGAACGCAAGGCATGTGCAACAAGCAGCTCTGGGCGAAAAAAAATGGACTTAATTGGGACGGCGTCAGCAATATGCCAAATGCGTGCTGATGCTCTAGGCAGGCGCTTGGATTTCGGCTGGCGAGAGGGTAACGTAATGCACAAGGTCGAGTTCAGTGAGGAGCGTGCCCGCGTAGGCCGCGGTGAGAGCCCGCGTGGTTTCGGTAAGCACTTGCGCCGTGGTTTCATCGCCACGCTCCACGGCTTGTTGCAGGCACCGCTGTGTAAATGCGAGAACGACTCGAATTCCTTGGCACCCCGCGCATTCACTTACGGCGTGGCTGCCACTTGTTGCTCGGTGGGTATTTAGACGCAAGAGAAACGCTCGGGTGGACTCAAACAGCCTAGGGCGAATTGCCCCTAATTGAAACAAAAGGAATGCCGATAAAGCGACCATGCCATGCGCAAGTGCTTTGAGATGGGCGGCCGTGGGGCCTGGAAATGTTCCTTCGACTCGGCACCCACGAGGTTTGGGTAATCGAGTTCGACGTGGAGGAGAGGTACGGTGCGACGGCATGGTTTGTTGTTGGGGAAATTTAAAGTTGTATCCAAATGTGAAAATGAAATGACACGATTCTAGGAAATTTCTAGGAAAATTCTAGGAAATTTCTAGGAAATTTCTAGGAAATTTCTAGGAAATTTCTAGGAAATTTCTAGGAAATTTCCTAGAATGAATTATTTGTTTCTTGTCGTAGACAAAACGAAGTACAACATTTTTCATCATGCATCTGTGCAGTGTGTGCACCAGACCTACGTTTAAACGGTGTTCTGCATGCTCAGTTACTGGTCCGTATGCTCGTTGCGTATACTACTGCTCTCGTACCTGTCAACGGGCAGATCGAAGCACCCACGAAAAATATTGCAGCGCCATGCATCCAATTCAAACGTCCTATCATCCGTTTCACGGACTGTTTGGGAAACATTGCACTCGCACGCCTGAAGAAATCCATTTCGCCACGTTTTACACAAAACTCGGAATTAAACTTCGCAACATATTTTTCTACCGCACGGTTGACGGATTTCAACCGTTCGATGGAGTATCCGATACTTTTTCAATCCTCTTCTGTGTTCCGATAACAGGTGGAGGAGGCGGTACAGATCTCATGCATGCGGCACTTTACGGGGACTTCAATAAAGTACAATCGCTTGTTTTGCGCGGCGCGGCGGTGGATGACCGAGACTTGGACGGGAAGCACGTGGATACGTATGCGAATACGTTCCCGATTCGACAAATAATTATGGAAGCAGAGTTTTGGTTTGATTCAGCAAAGATCGCGACGTTCGACTGGTATATTCACTATGCCGACACGCATCACATCCAGTGGTTGCAGGGCCTACCATTTGCGCAGCGCGCAAAATGCGTACAGTGGGCGACAACGCTGAAGCGCAGCGCGTTTCAAGAAGGGTTTTTCGGAGTATTGATTTTGCGCACTCGCAAGCTGCCCACGTCCAAGAACTGCCGATACACAGCGCTCTTGCTTTCTTTTCTTGCCTTACCTCTGCGCGCTGAGCAAACGCTTGCTGCCATGAAATATCTATAACTTTTCCTTTGGTTATGTTATGGGTAAATCCAACATGATGGGGGCAGGCAATGCATGTTCTAGTTTATACAAATGCGACCCTAATAAGAATTCTGGCGGGGGAAGCAAAAAACAAGGGGTTACCTCGCGTATCGGTTTGACTGGATGGAGCAATCGCCCCATTCAAACCAATTCCAACGGCGCGGGTCGGTTCAGCCTCTTTTGCGGGAACCAACTAGGAGGAGTCGGTGTGGGTCGCAGCATGTTTGGAGGGTCCTTCAGCCATCCTGGCGGCGCCCACTGCGCTTCCGCTGTTGATCCGATTGATCCGCCTATCGATCCGCCTATCGATCCGTCCGATTGGACGCTACATGCCGATGTATCAGACACCCTTGGACAGTATAGTATTACTGTTACGCCAGACGGCAATAGGCCGATCGTAACATTCAATAACTTCGAAGTCCCGAACATTATAGAAATCCATCTTACGTGTCAAGGAATCGACTATTTTTTTAGATGTTATTTATCCGATAGTACAATATTTCGTTTTCCATGGGAGATGAGCAATTTGAGTGAAACTGCAGAAGCGATAACGCTAAATTTAGATAACGTAACTTTTAAAGGCGCCGATAGCTCTTTACTTTATCCTCCTGGACCACCATCACTTTTGTTGAATGCGGGGCCCTACCAAGTGTTTGTAAGAAAAGCTGAAGATTATGATGACGCGTGGGACCAATTAATAATTCAGAGCCAATCACCAATTGATTATCCACATTTGATAAGCGTCCCGAGAGATGCAGAAGGCGAGGAGATGATCGCTTTAGAATTATTTAAAGTTCTTGATACTACTTATACGTATTTGGGCTATTTATTAACTTCGTACCCCACAGAGGAGGCGCCCATCGCGTGTTCCATTGTACCTCCGCAAACTATCGTGCCTCCGAACGGAAAAAATTGATGTTAGACAAATGCCTACCTTAAATAAATAACCCACACCATGCACAAGTACCAAAAACTCACCGACATTGACCATGTGCTCAAGAAGCCCGACATGTACCTCGGTCCCGTAGACGCGGCCGACGCCACTCATTGGGTTCTTCGCGACGAACGCATGGTCGAGCATACCGCCCCGTTCATTGCAGGTCTCTTCAAAATGGGAGATGAGGCGCTTGTCAACGCGCGCGACCACGTCTTGCGCATGACAGGCGTTCAGCCCGTCACGTACATTCACGTGTCTCTCATCGACGGCGTGTTTACGATAGAAAACGACGGTGCAGGCATTGACGTAGAAATGCACCCCGAGGGCGTGTACGTCCCCGAGCTCATCTTTGCCCACTTGCGCACGTCTACCAATTACGACGAAACTGAAAAACGACTTGTCGGCGGTAAGAACGGCTACGGCATCAAGCTGGCCTTCATTTGGTCGTCGACGGGGTCCGTAGAAACCGTCGACGCGACGCGCCAGCTCAAGTACACCCAAGAATTTCATCGCAACTTGAGCGTCATTGACAAGCCCGTGATAAAGCCGTGCAAGAAGAAGTCCTACACCCGCATCTCGTTCAAACCCGACTACGCGCGGTTTGGACTGCCAGGCCTGAGCGAGTTTCATTTCGACGTGTTCAAGCGCCGCGTCTACGACTTGGCCGCCGTCACCAGCGTAAAAGTAACCTTCAACGGCGAGCCCGTGCCCGTCAAGTCCTTTGCCCATTACATCGACTTGTATTTGGGCCCCAAAACCGTTGTAAAACGCGTGGCGGAAAGCTGCGAGCGATGGGAGTATGCGGTCGCGGCGTCCGACCATTTTACGCACGTCAGTTTCGTCAACGGCATCCATACGGCCAAAGGAGGCAAGCACGTCGACTACATCATCGGGCAAGTGGTTCGTAAAGTGGGGGCCTACATCAAGCAAAAAAAGAAGGTTGACGTCAAGCCAGGCGTCTTGCGAGAGCACCTCTCTCTGTTTTTGCAATGCACGATTGAAAACCCAAGCTTTGACAGCCAAACCAAGGACTGCATGACGTCGCCCTTTTCCGCCTTCGGGTCCACGTGCGACGTCAGTGACAAGTTTTGCGAGAAAGTTGCCGCCCTCATCTTGGACGACGTCCTTGCCATTACCCAGGCCAAGGAAACGCAGCAGGCCAAGAAGCACGACGGCGCCAAGACACGCACGATTCGCGGTATCCCGAAACTCGTGGATGCCAATTTTGCGGGCACGGCCAAGTCAGGGCAGTGTACGCTCATCTTGTGCGAGGGAGACTCGGCAAAAGCGGGCGTGGTATCGGGTCTGAGTCGGGACGACCGCAACATCTTTGGCGTGTACCCGATGCGCGGCAAAACCCTGAACGTGCGCGACCAGCCTCTTAAAAAGGTGACGGAAAACAAGGAAATCCATGAGCTGATGCAAGTCCTCGGCCTGGAGTGCGGCAAGACGTATGGCCCCGACGACGTGCGCACCAAGCTGCGGTACGGCCGCGTTCTCTTCATGACCGACCAAGATTTGGACGGGCACCACATCAAGGGTCTGGGGATCAACGTGTTTGATACGCTGTGGCGGTCGTTGGCGATGCACCCCGACTTTCTCGGGTACATGAACACGCCGATCATCAAGGCACGCAAGGGCACAAAGGAAGAGCTGTTCTACAGCGATGCCCAGTTTCAAGCGTGGCGCGAGGCCACGGATACGAGTCGGTGGACCATCAAATATTACAAGGGGTTGGGGACCAGTACGGCCGCCGAGTTCAAAGAATATTTTAAAACTAAAAAAATGGTGCACTATTCGTGGGAGCCCGAGAGTGCGGATTCCATTGACATGGCGTTCAACCCCAAGCGCGCCGACCACCGCAAGGAGTGGCTCAAAGGGCACGACCGCAAGAGTTCACTTGACACGGCCCGTGCGCGGGTGAGTTACCAGGAGTTTGTGGACGTGGACTTGCGCAGCTTTTCGACCTACGACAACGAGCGGTCTCTGGGCAGCGTCGTGGACGGCCTTAAACCCAGTCAGCGCAAGGTGCTCTACAGCGCCTTCAAGAAAAATCTCAAGACGGAAATCAAGGTCGCGCAGTTCAGTGGGTACGTCTCCGAGCACGCGGCCTACCACCACGGCGAGCAGAGCTTGAACGGCACCATTGTGGGGATGGCCCAAGACTTTGTTGGGTCCAACAACATTAACTTGTTTGACCCCCTTGGGCAGTTTGGAACGCGGCTGCAAGGCGGCAAGGACAGCGCCAGTGAGAGGTACATCTTTACGCGCCTGAGCCCAAGTGCTCGCAAGTTGTTTCCCGTCGACGACGATGCCGTCTTGACCTACCAAGACGACGACGGGTTTACGGTGGAGCCTGAGTACTACGTCCCCATCTTGCCAATGATTTTGGTCAACGGCTGCAAAGGCATTGGCACGGGGTTCAGCACAGACATTCCGTCGTTCAGTCCCGCGCAGGTGCGGCGCTACCTGGAAAAGCGACTGCGAGGAGAACCGTTTGAAGAGACGTTCGTGCCGTTTTACCGCGGCTTCAAAGGTGTGATCGAGCCGCTTGGCGACAAGTTCGTGTGCCGCGGCGTGTTCACGGTGACGGACCTCAAAGTGCACATCACCGAATTGCCCGTAGGGACGTGGACGGACGATTACAAGGAGTTTCTTGAAGGGCTAGTGGGCACGGTGATCAAAGAGTACACGGATCACAGCACGGATACGGTAGTAGACTTAGTCATCAAGCTTCTCGCTCCCGTGCAAGACGTTGAGAAGGCTCTCAAACTCACCACGACGCGCAGCTTGACCAACATGCATCTGTTTGACGCGGCGGGCAAACTGAAGAAATATCCATCGATTGAGTCCATTTTGGACGACTATTACGCGGTGCGGCTTTACACGTACGGTACGCGCAAAGCGGCTCTCCTTGCATCGCTCACGGCATCGCTTCTCAAACTGACAAACAAGGTCAAGTACATTCGAGGCGTGTTGGACGACACGCTGGATTTGCGCCACAAGTCCGCGGACGCCATAAACGAGATGCTTCTCGCGGCGGAACTGGACGAGCTGGAAGGTAGCTACGCCTACCTTACCAAGATGCCGATGGACAGCGTCTCGGAAGAAAACGTTGCTGCCCTTCGATCCGAGAAACGCAAGTTGAAAGCGGCCGTCGACGAGTTGCAGGGAACGTCGTCTGAAACCCTCTGGCTCGCAGAACTAGCAAACTTATAAAACCAGACTATTTTTTTTTCTTTTTATTTCCAGCGTTGACTTTAGGGAAATCCTTTTGTCTCGATTACCCCAAATGGAATTTTATTGTTTGTACGATTACATTCATGCGCATCCGCATGAAATTTTAGAAATCAAAACCCAATACTTGTCGTTACTGCGAGAGCTTACTGAGGCCCCTGACATATCCAACGTCCAGTTTGTGGATACGATCAAATCTCTGCATTCCATGGGTAAGACTCTTATCGGGGTGGTCAATAACGAGATCGTGTGCAGCGGGACCATTATCATTGAACCCAAACTCATTCGTGGAGGCAGAGCGGTTGGTCACATTGAAGACATTGTCGTACTGCATACCTGGCGACGACGGGGCTTGGGGCAAACTTTGATCGACCAGCTGAAAACCTACGGGTTTGGTCTTAATTGCTACAAGATCATTTTGGATTGCAGCAGCGAGCTGGAAGTGTTTTACGAAAAATCAGGGTTTTTGAAAAAAGGTACCCAAATGAGTCTTTATCAGTAAAATCTTATAAATACACTGGAAAAACAGGACGTCTTTTCACTCCGAAGATTTGGACGATCCAGTAACAAAAAAGCGGGCGCTCGTAGTATGTGGCTGGAAACTCTCATCGTGGGCGTCTATTGCGCCCTCCTTTCTCGCATCGTCAATACCCCGTTTTGGTTCGGATGCATCAAACATGCCTTGGGATACATTATAGGATTGCACTCATGGTTCTGCGAAGCTCGGCGCGCGGGGTCCAAAGCAACTGTCGCGTGGGGACAGCTCGCGTCGGAAAGCATGCTTGAAGGCGTTGCGGTCATTGTTCTGAGCGAGATTCTAGGGCGCAGCATGCTTGCCTATTTTATCATGGGAGTCCTTCTGCACGTAGGCAGCGAGTTGTCAGGCTTTCACCGCGACTTTTTAAAGAGATGCCACATTTAACAAAATTCGTTCAGAACGTGTTTAAAGAAGACTCGAAATTTAAGAAAACAATGGCCAACAACTCCCTCGTCTTGTCGACCTTTCTTAAGCAATTGGACGAATGTTTGGAAGACATTATTTTGCTTTACCCGACCCAGACGGCGCGCGACTCCCGTTTCTTAAAATGCAAAATGTATTTTGACGCTCTGAAAAAAAGCAACCCTCGATTGATGATTCACGTGTGGAAGACGCGGGTGAACGAAAAGTACCGCACCCAAATTGACGCCAAGAACGTGAATTTCTTCATTGAAGAGCTGGACTACCGCCAAGAAGCCCCCCAATCCTACGACGACGAAGTCGAGTCGGCGCTCGAGGACATGCGGTGGACCATTCGCCAGATGAGCGAAGACAACATTGAAAAGTGCATGCGGTACATTCAAAATTTGTGCAAGCTGGCGGATTTGTACCAATTATAATAAATGGGACTCGCGTACGAAGTGATTGCGTCGCTGGATATCGGCTACGTCACCCTCATCCAAGTGTCCGCCTCCTTTTTCCTGTCCCTCTGCCTGGACCGTGTGTTTCCGCACGACAACAATCAAAAAAAAGGGACCCTTCGCCTGTTAGTTGAAACAGGGTGTCTCATTGGAGTCCTTATGGCCGTCTTGCATTATGTTGCCCTGGGCGTGCGTCGCATACCGTTTCCGTTGCTTGGCGTCTGGGGGTACAAAACCCGCATTTCCGAATGGAAGGGCTTAACCTTGCTGTCCGTGTTTGCCCTCATCTACTGTGACTCCATCCAAAGCAATTTGAATACTTTACGGAAACGCGAAACCCTGCGCACAACGCGCGAATCTCAAGCTTCCCCCAAAGAAATCGCAAATTTTTGATTGTGTTTAGAATTTAAAAAAAATGGTCTCGCTAAGTACAAATGGCGCCTCCCGATTTTTATAAGGTACTCAAGGACTTTACCGTCGACCTGTACACGACGTTTCCTGAATTAGAAAGCCCCGTGCTCGCTGCCATTCGTGACGCCCCTGAGCCTCGCACTCCCGAAATCGAAGACCACTACGAAACCGTGTTCTTGCACGTGTCCAAGTGCATGCCTGAGCGCTTTTTCGAGATTCTTGCCGAGAACCCATCCATGTTTGCCTCGCCGTGCGAGATTTTGCCTGGCGTAGATTTTCATGTCTTGTGGGCGACTGAACTCACGGAGAAAACGCGAGCGACCATTTGGAAGTACTTGAAGCTTGTCCTCCTCATTGTCGCCAACGCGGTCTCGGACACGTCGAACTTGTTTGAGTTTCTAAAGGACGAGAGTCTCAAGGCAAAAATCGACGAAGCTACGGCAGACCTGCACGGTTTTTTTTCAGGCGCCGCAGAGGGCGAGGCACCGCCTGACCCTGAAGACATGCACGAGCAGCTGAAAGGGTTGATGACGGGCAAACTCGGCGACTTGGCCAAGGAAATCGCCGACGACACTGTGGGGTCAACGCCCGAGAAAATGCAGGAGATGCTCAAAGACCCTAGCAAATTGTTCGGGCTGGTCGGCAAAGTGGGCGAGACGATTGACAAAAAGATCAAGGCGGGTGAGCTGAAAGAGAGCGAGCTTCTGGAAGAGGCGACGGCCATGTTGCAGAAGATGAAAGGGATGCCTGGTATGGGGGGCTTCGAGGCCATGTTTCAAAAGTTTGCAGGCAAGGGAAAAATGGACATGAGCGGTATGGAGGCGAAAATGGCGCAAAATGTAAAGCACGCCAAAACCAAAGAGCGGCTGCAGCGTAAATTGGCAAAAAAATTCACCGCTGGCGAACCCGCCGAGAGGTCCCACCGCGACGAAAAACCCGCCGCGAGCGCCGAGAGCGTCGCGCCCGCCGAGCCCGCCTCGAAGAAAAAGAAGAAGAAGCGCGTCTAGAGCCGCCTAGACTGATTGCATTGGGGGCACTGATACCTGCGTCAACCCCTGATTGATTTCTTGCAACCACCCACTTGCAAAATTGAGGAATCCCGTCTTTAAAATACGTAAGGTGGTCGTTGGAGTAGGCCGCGTTTGGCGTCAGCGTGGGATAAATTTCTACGTCAGGGCCATCGACGAACGCCAGTTTGATGATTAATGGTACAGGTATGGGGTGCCGCTTTATCCAATTTTGTATTTTGTTGCGTTGCAAAGTTAGCGATTCGGGCATGTTTCCCGAGTAGCCGCCCTTTTCTTTCAAATACGGCGACACTATTAAGGTGAGCGGAAGGGGAGGCGTCCCCTCAGGTGGCTTGCCTCCATAAATTAACAGGGCCGTTTCCCATGTGCGTATGCAGCATGACACGTACACGGGGTCGCTCGAGGTTCTCTGTTCAAAGAGTTGGGTCAGTTTTTTAGGGAACGGGTAGGCGGCGTCGTTTTTTTCGGTTAAACTCCATACGCCAAACGTCGAGAGGGAAGGGTCGGATTTTTTGTCGGTCAGATTTGTTGCCAATTTTATTCCTTTATCAGGAACAATGTTGTTGCATGAATTTCCATGGCGGGATATGTTAATGATAAAGTTTAGGTTTGACTTGATCAAGACTGGCGGAGGCGGCGGCTTGGCGTTGGCATACCCCATCATGGTTTTGGGAGACGCCTGGATACTTTCCGCGCTGGCAAAACACGGTTTTTTCATTTTTTTAAAGGTATTCAAACGGATGTACGCTTTCTTTAAGCCACCCCCGACGGAGTCGCCTTCGTCGTCGTCCTCATCGTCTTCAATCTCAGGATTTAGGTTGCCGTAAGTGGGGAACGGATTTAGCGCTCCCGCGTCGTACCTGCACTCCCCATCTTCCTTGCTAATCGTGCTGGGAGAATTGGCATACAATCGTTGAAGCATGAGCCTTGTTTCCATTTTTGCAGGGTCCTCTTCTTTGCTCCATCCGAGTTTGGAAGCAAAATACCCCTGTGTTTTCTCTTTGCCTTGCGCCCCCCGCGCTCGATTGGGTTCGGGTTTAGGAATTCCGTTGTACAGGTTGGTCACTTGAATCGGTGCTTGTGTGGCCGATTTGGCCACTTTTAACTCCAAGGTCCAGGCATTCTGGCCGAAATCAAAGTTGGGGTTTTTAGCTTCTTCGGCCACTGCGTTTTGAATCTCAAAAATAGCTACTCCGCACTGCAATAAATTAGAGTGCGACACGGCATAGATTTGTTTTGCGGGTTCTTCCATTATAATAATATAAAGATAAATTAATGTCTCGTCGACGATCTCGTCGTGTGCGTCGCGGAGGAGGAGGGATGGACTCGATTCTTAATTTTTTTAAGCAGGATCCGTCCAAGCCATCAGAGCCATCCAAGCCATCCCCCTCATTCATGGAGCGTCTCTTCGGCTCGCCTGCTGCAGCAACCCCTCCAGCAGCGCCTGCAGCAGCGCCTGCAGCAGCCCCACCAGCAGCGCCTTCAGCCATGCCAGCCATGACCAAGCGCGGCGGACGTAGGCGGCGACGGACGCGCCGAGGATCTCGGCGCCGAAAATAAATACTTATACCATGACCCCATTTTGGATCCAGGATCCAACCATTTTGATGCGTCGCGACCAACTTCAAATTTGGCCTTTGGCGGACATGGACGCCAACGCGAAACTGAACGCCATTACTCGCCTTGTGGTAGTACTCACCGTGGCGGCGTTTGCCATGACGTTTGCGATTAAATTTCTTGCCGTAGGAGCGCTTACGCTCGCCGCGTTGGCGGTCTACCAGGCCGCGACCAAAACGCTCCCTCACCGTGAAGCCTTTACCCCCCAAGAACTCAAGGATCACACGGCGCCTACTGAAAAGAATCCGCTCATGAACGTCATGCTTCCCGAAATCAATAGCAACCCCCATCGCAAACCCGCTCTCAAAGCGTACTTGCCCGAAACCGACGACCTCATCAAGGCCAAAGTCAAGGCGCGAGTCAACAAGGACGTGGACCCTCGCGTGTTTCGAGGCACCAACGACGAAATGGATTTGGAGCATTCGATGCGCAACTTTTACACCATGCCGAGCACGACCGTGCCGAACAAGCAAGAAGATTTCGCTCAGTTTTGTTACGGGGAAATGATTTCAGCCAAGGACGGGAATCCCCAAGCGCTCGAGCGCAACAACATGCGCATTGGACCCGTCGCGGGATAGCCCGAAAAAAAAATGTGTGGGTGGTTATAATGTTCGACCAATTTACTCGCCTTGGGGCGGACGACGCAGGTGTCACGCAAGAAGTGGTGCAAAACACGCAATTTTCTGACTATCTCTTGAAAAACTACTATGCCCAGGAGTGCACGATGCGCAAGCCCATTGAGTTCGCTACCAGCCAAGTAAACGTCAATTACAGTGCCGCTGGCGGCAACGGCAAGCAGTGCGGTTTGGGAGGCTGCAACATTGACGAAAACAGCACGCTCCTGTTTGGGGCACAGACGCACCCTCGCTGCCGCATCTCGCTCTTTCAGCGCCCGTTCGTCACGGTGCCGTACTTGGGCCGAGGCCCAGGCAACTGCTCGCTGGAGTCGCAGCTGCAGCAGAGCAACAGCTACGCCAATAAAAAGAGTATCAACGCGAGCTCCGAAGTCAGCTTCATCCCGTTGTCCAACTACCCGCTTATCCCGTCGATTCGAGACACCGTCGCGAATCCACAGTTTTTAGTAGAAGAGTGGCAGAGGGGTGGAGAATCTACACGAAAATACCCGCAAGCCAAATAAAAACGAAACAACCTTTTAATCATGTTCTTTCCCCCCGTGGTCGTTCTCGTGCCTGCCGCCGAAGCGATCGACCTTAAACGCATGCTCGAGGAGACGTTTGGTCAGTTTCGAGTCACGGACATTCACTCGGCGTCGCAAGACAAGGCAGCCGTGTACGTGGAGTTTGGGAACGTCAAGCAAAGTGATGAGACCGAAGCCATGCGCGAAAGTTTGCGCGCGACGGGCATCTATCACGGCCGCTTTCACCTGGTAGCGCAAATGTTTTAGAGGCGAGAAGATCAATACGTTTATGTGGCCACACGTAAACGTAGACTACGAAGATTTAGACGGCTACCAACGCGCGCTCCTTGCGTTGGTAGGACTCACTGGTTACACTGACGAAGTAGTGGATCGGCTAAGCAAGCTTATGGACGAGGTGAAGGACGTGGCTGAAATCGACTCGGCCGTCCGTATGTTGCGCGCGTTTTCAGGCATGGAGGATGCCTGGCTTCTCCTCTTTAGTTTTCAAAATTTAGCGATGACATGCAAAGCCGTAGACGAGTGGCAGCGCACGGGCGTGTGTCCTCAGCTAGGTCCAAAGTGATAACCCCTTAATTTTCTTTTTTTTGGTGCATCGAAACGTATCATCATCCCGATACATTTCATTGCATTTTTTCGTGTATTTTCGAGTTTTTGGGTTCAGTATATGAGTTTCTAGTGAAGGGTTCACCTGCGCCATGTCTTCAACCCTGTTTACGTTTAAATGCTCAGCCCTTAAAAAATCTTTAATGTGTCGAAACTCGATTAAAACATCTTCGTCTTCGATGTCGAAAGCAGTGGTTATCAAATGTGCTTCACCAATGCTTTTGGTGGACTTGTTTTTGTATGTAAATCTTTTCGCGTCCTGTGACATAATCATGTATTTAAAAAAAATGTGCATGGGCCATGGGCAAATATGCGCATAGAACAAACTGTCTTTTAGGGCTGCTTCAATGGCTTCCAGTCCTGCTTCAATGGAAACCGCTCCTTCAGCGGAACGATCGGTCTTTAGGAGGGGGGCGTTTACTTGACCAATAAGTTTATATACGCTATGACGAGGTGCAAAGTAAAGAAAATTTTTGTAGTACGAAAAAGGCCTTTTCGAATTGTGTAAAAAAAACTTCAAATATTGGCGCATCATGTAAATAATCAGGGTCATATATCCTTGATCGTTGTCAGACATGACAAGGTGTTGTTCTAAGAGAGTCACGCACACTTTGCAACGATTTAATGCGTCTCGCTTTTCGGGTGGAATGAGCAAAGTGATGATTTCAACTGCGTGTGAAACATGGCACCGAATTGTCATCTGTGGCTGTATGATGATTTTATCAGACTTGGTTGTTTTGAGATAAAAGGTATCTTCTATCAGAGTGTTACTTTTGAATAACTTGCTTTTGCAAACTTCATTTGATTCCGATTGGTCGAGATTATTTTTATATACCATAACATCATCGGAATTGGAATATTTTATTTCGTCGTTCACTCGACGATACGCATCCAAAAATGTACGTTTAACCACATCTTTATTTGACTGCACGTCCAAGTAAGTTACGACCCATTCAATGCCATTGTAAAATTTGGTTTCTTTGGATGGAATCATGGTGAGTAACACATCTCCTCTTTCCAAGAGTTTGATGCAGAATGGCGTGTTCCAATTGTCTAATTCCGAGAAAAAAGGTCTGTGTTGGTACCCTCTCGCTGGAAGGACATCATCCGTAGTTTCAATGTATATATTGTGGTTTTCTGATTTACCATCTTGGTCGTATTGTCGTATCAGATCTTTTTGTTTGGGTGAATCAAATGTGTTAATTAAACTCTCGCCTGGCACACTCCATACAAATTTAGCCAAATCATGTGTTTCAAATTCGTAGCCTATGCTTTTAATGTTTTTAAATGCTTTATGTACCAATCGATTTGTCATTAGATTTCATTTATATTTTTATTGAACACAACAACATTTCTGCAAACTTGAATCTACCGTTGCGAGCTTATCCTTGACGGAATTCTCTGCAGTAGCCACTACCGCGTTCAGTTTAGTGTCGACTTGATCGATCGCCGCGCTCACTTCACGATCCATGTTTTGAGTGGCAAGTCGCACCGCGTCATCGATTTTCACGTCCATTCCATCGACGACTTGCTCGAATTTGGAAACGATTTGATGAACGATGTTCTGTACCAAGTCATCGACCTTTCCTTCCACGAGGGAAGGAAGCGCTTCCAGCTTAGTATGAACAGATTCGGAGACGTCGCTAAGAGACGACGCGATTTTGGTATCGAGCGACCCGCCGAGTTTATCTATTTTTTTTAGTAAAGAAGCAATCAATTCGATGGTATCAAGGGTAGCAGGCACTTCGGCAACTTCGGCAGGCACTTCGGCAGGCACTTCGGCAACTTCGGCAGGCACTTCGGCAGGCACTTCGGCAGGCACTTCGGCAGGCACTTCGGCAGGCACTTCGGCAGGCACTTCGGAAGGCACTTCGGCTGGCAGTTCGATAGGCACTTCAGCGGCTTCGGCAGGCACTTCGGCGGCTTCGGCAGGCACTTCGGCGGCTTCGGCAACTTCGGCAACTTCGGCAGGCACTTCGGGTACGTCGCTCATACAATAAGAAAAGAATTAAAACTGTAATACCGATGCAGCATAGAAAAAAATACTTGATCTGATGTATGGCGGGTACCCGTATCAAGCAAACCAGAGGCAATTTCGTAGCCGACCAAAGTCAAGTCATTCGCCAAGAAGAGTGGCTCATGAACACCACTGCGTCGATGAACGATCGCCCCGCGTTTCCTGTAGGCATCAACGCTCCTCGCATGCCCGCGTCGCTCTTGGCAAACAATTCTGTAGACATTGAAACGGCTCTCTTTGGTATCGGTACAAACAATTACATTTTCCCACAAAAACCCGTCGTTCCCCAAGCCATTCATTTACCCCAAGTCTCCTTTTACAACAGCGCACCCGTGTACATTCCTATTTTACCCCATTTGCTTCAAAATCAGCGACCTAAGTAAAAAATCACGTTTTTTTTCTAGTTCAAACATTCATGGCGTATTACATTAATCTCGACTCGCGCCCTGACCGCCGCGCTGAAATTGAAGCCGAACTCTCTCGTCTCGGCATTGAAGCTACGAGATTTGCAGCCATTCATGAACCGTATGGCGGTGTCGGCTGCCTTAAATCTCATTTGGGTGTGCTTCAGGCTGCCCGCGCCGCAGGACTGCCTCAAGTCATCATTGTGGAAGACGACTTTGAAGTCACGGTGTCCAAAGACGAATTCTGGCAGCGTGTCCATGCCGCGCCTGCCTACGACGTACTGATGCTTGTTTGCGGCCTCAACAGCGGCGAGACACTCGACAACGGTCTTGTTAAGGTTCATGCAGCTCAGAATGGAGCAGGCTACATTGTCAATGCGTCCATGTATGATCGTCTCATCGCCGTCTTTGAGAGCCACCTGCCTCTTTTGCAAAAAACGGGGGCCCACTGGCTGCACGCCAACGATCAGTGCTGGAAACCGTTGCAGCGCGAGAGTGTGTGGTACGGGTTTTCGCCGCCCATCGCGCGGCAACGGGCGTCTCCAAGTGACCATGCCTTGAAAAATTGATTCAGACACTTCTTTTTTTTTACATCAAAAAAGGAAATGAATTTCTGCGATGTCTGCGACAACATGCTTTACTTGAAAATCGCCCCTCGAGAAAAAGGCGACACCGTTTTAAATTTTTGCCGTAACTGCGGAAGTGAAAAGGAAGTTCCTATCACCATGTGCTTGTCCAAGCGCGTGCTCAAGAAAGGAGGCGCCGAAGTCACGCTCAACAAGTACACCAAGTACGACCCCACACTGCCACGGATCAACAAGCAGTGCCCCGAATGCCCAACAAAGGAAGACATTATTTACGTTCGGTACGACGAGGCAGGTCTCAAGTACGCCTATTTGTGCCCGACGTGCGACCACTCCTGGAAAAATTGAACCTAAACCTTATTTTTTTTGTAACCGTAAACAACAGACCATGTCGGAATCGGAAGAAGAAGAAATCATTGAAGAGGAGGAGGATGAGGAAATTGAAGACGACGCGGAAGAGGATGAAGCCAGTGGCGTCATTGACTACGAGTATGACGGGGACAGCGCCGTCTCCGACGAAGCTGCTGTCCAAACCTTTGACGACTCGTTAAAGGAGGACCTCATTGCCAAAGCGCACCCTCAAGAATCGGTCATCAGCTACGCCGAAGTCAAATCTCGCTGCGGCGTGCAGCGCGACGAAAACGACCGCGTAATTGATCCGCTCCACACTACAATCCCCATCCTCACCAAGTACGAGTGCGCGCGTGTGTTAGGGGTACGCGCCAAGCAAATCAACTCAGGGTCTCCCCCTTTCGTTGAGACGACGCTGGTAGATGGATATTTGATCGCGCAACTGGAATTGCGCGAGAAGAAGATTCCCTTCATCCTACGACGCCCGCTCCCCAACGGAGATCATGAGTACTGGCGTGTGAGTGATTTAGAGGTTTTGTAAACCCGAAATTTTTTTTTCATATAAGTTCTTCACAACATTATGGCAGCATGCAAGTTGCTCACCTTTATGCAATTCGACGCCCCAAAGGCGGACGCTGGTTTACGGGAGCTTACGTAGGTGAGGACACCGACCTCCTGCACCACCCCACATTCCTGTTTGACGTGCGATGCAGCACCTTTGAGGACGCAACGCGCGCGTTCGACCCCTCGTTTCCGTATCGTATCTTTTCGCCCCTCGACTGGGACATGAAAGAAACTACAAGTTCGCAAGCTGCAGGCTGGGTTGCCCTGGAACACGGGTTGGACGACAACGTAGAAGCCATAATACGGAGTTACCTTTAAAAAACCTTTTTTACGGTAGTACATGATTGTCCGCGAAGTCCTAAACGGACTTAGCATGATTGTCCCTGCGACGGTATTGGCCTTCAACGCCCCGACAACCAAGTTTGGCTTGACCGCCGTCCTAGGCAGCGCGTTGCACGCCCCGATTAGTTGTGGCTACCACTGGACATGCGCCGCGCACCTCAACACGGATAATGTCAATTGTGTCGGTCGAAAACTAGACCAAACGTTCATTCATGTGAACGCGGCCCTTTTGGCGTACAGTACATCCCACTCGATCAACTACGCAGCTGCAGCTGCAGCGCTGAACACGCGGTACATTCGCCTTTTATGGGTCGCTGGGTCGCACGATACGCCCGCCAAACGACGGTTGCGCGTGGCCATTGCGATTTTGGTCTACGTCGCCCCCGTCTTTTTGCAGAATGCGCGTTTGGCCGCACGCATGGTGCTCTCCCTTGTTGCGAGTTCAGCGGCCTTTGTCTTTGACAAAAAGTTAAAGGGGGCAGGCCATACCGCCTTTCATTTAGGTCTAGGCCTCATGTGCCTCGATTTGGCCAAAGTAGTGTAGCGCCACCTTCCTCCGCGTATGTCGGGGTGCAGCGTGTGCCGCCGAGTTTTTTTGTAGTGGATTTGGTCCAGCATCAAGTTGACTCGGTTGTTGCAGGTTTTCCAGTTTTCCATATCAGTTCCAAATCGGCGTACGTAGTCGTCATCGTCGCACCAGTCCACGGGCGTTTTGGATCCTGAGTAATAGTGCAACTCGGGGTCATACTCGGGGTACAAAGGGTTGGTCTTGTAATAGATTTCCCAGTTCCGCTCATTGAAATATTTACCGCTCGAATCCTTTGCGTTCGGGCCGACGTTCTGGCCACGGCTTTCCAGCCACCGCACTCCTCCACGACGCGTGCGTCGTCGAGGTTTCCGCCCACTCATGCTTATTCGGACATATAAAAATAACCTCAAAGACTTTCAAATGGGGTTTGGAGCAGACCGCGTAGGTCGGCTTATACTTGTGGACGAGGTGTATCCTCGGATCCAGGATCCGCAGTTTGCAGAGCGCATCTCCCAGCGCCGCGAATTTGCTGAGACACGCCTACCGTTCCAACCGCCTCCGACGGGGATCGACGAAGTGGCCGCCCGCGCGGAAGCTCTGTGCAACAATTTTGAGCTTGCCCCGCATCAACAGTTTGTCCGCAATTTTCTGTCAAGTCGTACTCCGTACAACGGTCTGCTGTTGTACCACGGTCTCGGGACAGGAAAAACGTGTTCGGCCATTACCATTGCGGAGGACTACCGCGAGGCCAACCCCGACGCGCGAATCTATGTCGTAGGCAACGAAGCCATTCAGGAAAATTTTCGCGGGAAGCTGTTCCACGAATCTCTTTTGGAGTCCACGCCGCTGGGGTGGGAAGCCACGGGCTGCAGCAAGGCCCTCGTGCGCGACCTGAATTTGTTAGGCAACGTTGGTCGGCGCGTGGTCGTCAAGCGAGCCCACGACCTCATCGCCGCCCACTACCATTTCGTTGGCTACGAAAAATTACGCAACGAAATACGTGCTATCGCTCGGTCCGTGCCTGCCAACGACGTGGCGCGGCACTTGCATGCCGCGTACCATGGCACTCTCTTCATTGTAGACGAGGTGCACAATTTTTTGAGGGAAAGCACCAACGATTTCCTCCACGTGCTTGCCGTAACTCAAGTCAAACTGCTCTTGCTTTCCGCAACGCCGATGTACGGGGACTTGACCGACATTGTTTCTATTTTGAATTTACTCAAACTGAACGACAAGCTTCCGCCACTCAGCGTGGCAGACGTGTTCACGGGCGATGCGCTGAAAGACGGGGGCGCGCCACTCGCCGATCACGTACGAGGGTACGTTTCCTTCGTAAAAGGGGAGAACCCCTACAGTTTCCCGTACCGCATTTATCCTCCGCTGTTCGCGCCGAAAAAAACCGTGTTTGCGACGCCCTCGCCCATGCACGAAAGTCCTGAACTGATCCACAAGGTGGACCACGTAAAAATTTATCCTGTGCGGTCTACGGAAGTGCAGGAGCGGGCGTATGCCAAAGCGCTGGCTGCCGACGCGGCGTTGGGCGATGTGGCCGCTGCCCCACCGTTTCGACTCAACGCGCTCATGTGCTTGAATATGAGTTACCCTGGGGACTCGTACGGCAAGGCAGGATTGGCCTCTGCCATGAAAGAAACCAAGGGCGTGTACACGTACCGCTCCGAGCGGTGCTTTGACCCCGACGAGTTGCCTGCCTACAGCGCCAAACTGGCCAATGTGATGAAGTATGTCGCAGGGGACGGCATTGTTCTTGTCTACACCCAATTCATCAAGGGTGGCGCCATTCCCGTAGCGCTCTCGCTGGAAGCCGCGGGCTTTCGTCGTTACCAGCGCGAAAAGCTTCTAGGAGATCACGTTGAGTCCAACGGAATGCACTACGCGTTGCTTTCGGGCGACGCCAAGTTGTCGCCTGACAACGCCGCGGAAATAAGCGCGCTGATGCAGGCAAGCAACCGAGATGGATCTGTTATCAAGGTGGTGATCGTCACGCGTGCGGCCGCGGAAGGCGTGGATTTCAAGTGCGTCCGCCAAGTCCACATTTTAGATCCGTGGTGGCACATGGACCGCATCGAACAAATCATTGGGCGAGGAGTTCGGTTTTGCAGCCACAAGGACTTGCCGTATGCGCAGCGCAACTGCATGATTTTTCTCTACGCGACGCTGCTGTCCGACGAGACCGAAGCGCTGGACATGTACATGTACCGTTGGGCTGAAACCAAAGCGTTGCGCATTGGAAAAGTAACTCGGCTTTTAAAAGAGAACGCCGTGGACATTCTCTTGACAGGCGCCCAACACAGTCAAACCCAGGAGGAAATTGGACAAAGCGTGCCGCAAACTCTGTCGACGGGCAAGCGGATTCTTGTCCCGCTGGGCGATCAGCCGTTCACGTCGGCATGCGATTATTTGGCTACCTGCCCCACGCAAGACGCGCGCGAATTTCCTGTCATCGACACGGATGTTCCTCCGAGAGACGTGTGTGACGAGATCAAACGGCTCTTTCGGACGTTTAAAGTCTTGGAGCGGGACGACATTGTGGCGCGCGTAAACGGGTCGTTTGATGCCGTGATGGGGTCGTTACTTCGACTCTTGGAGCAAAAAGAGCACGTGGTAGACCATAAAGGCGTGCGCGGCTACATCGTCAACTTTGGCACCCTTTACATGTTTCAGCCCTTGAATTTACCCGAAACCGCGTCCATGTACGAGCGCCGCGTTCCACCGACTACGGTACCCTACTCGATCACGGTAAGCTTACAAGAGCGACCGCCGTCGTCGGACGTGCTTGGGAGGTTGGAAACGGCGTTTGCAGGCAACAAAGGAGTCCTAGCTCGCCCCGCCGAAGATGCCGTGCGAGTCGCTCATTTGATTGAGCATTTGGAGTTTCCCGAGTGCGTTCCGCTGCTCACGGCACCGACGACGTACTTCGGTCGCCTCGTGCACGCCTACTTTGATACGCATTGCAAGTTTGGGGACCTCTACGTTTTGTGGCACACTCGCACGGGGATAAAAATGGCCCCTGAACTGTCCCTGCGCTACCTACGCGACGGCAAGGAGGCATCGTTCGTGTCGCTCGAAACGCAAGCCCGCATTGAGGCCGAGATACACGCACGGGGGCGGCAGCGCGCACGGGTCTGCGGGACCATTGCGCCCGTAAACCGTGGCGAGGGCGGTCGCATTTTCAAAGTTATTTCTGAAAAAAATCCTGGCGTCGCATGCACCAGCATCAAAATCGGGGCTCTCAAAAGCATGTTTTCTCGCGCGCATCCTGGTATGGAGGCAGACGGTAAAAAAACGGGGCGCGACGTCGTCTGTCATGACCTTGAACTAGAGTTGCGGTCGCAAGATAGTCCTAGCTTACGGACGTTTTTAACCCCCATTGAGTACATTGTTGCCTTTCCCAAAAAGAAAAATTGAGGCCCTTTCGTGCCATTTCTAAAAAGTAAAAAAAACCAATATGGAAATGCCCGATGAAATTTCCAGGTTGATTCAGGATTTTGCTCGGCCTCAAACAGCGGCAGACTGGAAGCGGGGGTCGTACATGCGTCGCACCCAAGTAGGGTATGCCGAGCTGTATTGGAAAACCTGGAAAGGGTTCTGGTACGAGTTTCACCACGATGACGAAGAGGTGCGGGCGCATTTTTATTTGTACGGATGGACTACGGGTCGCGTATGCGGCGTGAATTTATTACTTCGACTGGTTGAGACCGCCCCGTTCCAATTCACGCGGCAGATATTTCAAGCGATGACAACAAGGGACAACTTAAAGTTTCTTGTGCGCGAAATCAACTACTATGACCCCGACGTGCATGTCGGGTGCAACAAAGCGGGAGTGTTTGCATGGCTTTTCATGTAAACGATTTATTTTTTAAACGCATCCTTTAAAATGGGGTTCTCCGTGAACGTGATGCTGTACGTTCTCTTTGTCCTTGTCGTAACGTTTGTTTTTTTTCACCAGCATAAGAAGTTTCGCCACTTTGGTTATCTTGGTATCTTTGTTACGACACTCATATCCAACATAACCATTTTTGCGCCTGCGAACTCTATTGTTACGGTGTTTGGAGGGCGCGTATATAACCCTATCGTGGTCGGCTTCATCGCTGCGCTAGGGTCTGTGCTCGGGGAAATCATTCCTTACAAAGTAGCCGCCAGCGGGTCGTCCGTCGTACAAAATACGAAATACTACGCGACCATCAAGAAGTACATGGAAACAAACGGGTTTCTCACTATTGTCGCCGTTACGTCTATACCAAATCCCATCGTCAACCCATCCTCACTGATTGCGGGAAGCATAAAGTATCCCTTTCCAAAGTATCTTGTTGCGTCTTTTTTAGGAAACTGGCTGCAATTTACAATATGCGCATTTTTCGGTTCACTCACAAAACATGTTTGGCGCCCGTAGGGTCCCCTTTTTTTGGATAGCATATTGCATGAATCAAATCATACACACCACGGGCTCTGCCTCGCTCTTCATACAAGTCGCCACTTTAGTACTAGACTCGTATGTATTGATTAAACCTACGCGTCCTGAGGTAAAAGATTTGAAACATTTACTCGTCATTGAAAACGTGGTTAACTATGTTGAGCTGTCCTTTTACATTTGGATGGTGTTTAATTTTTCCACCATAAAAAACATTACCAAATACCGTTACTATGATTGGGCCATTACGACGCCGACCATGCTGTTTACGTATATGATGTACTTGAACATAGTCAAAAAGAAACAAGCGGACGAGCCGCACGATCTTATCTCGTTGGTGTTGCAAGAAAAGAAAACCATTTTACTCGTGCTGGGATTGAATTGGTTGATGCTGCTTTTTGGATACCTTGGAGAGGATGGCAAACTTCCAACGGCCCTTTCGACGGCACTGGGGTTTATCCCGTTCGCGCTCATGTTTTATATTATCTATGTCAACTACGCTAAGTACACGACGCTGGGGAACGCCACGTTCGGTTATTTTATCTCCATTTGGGCTTTGTACGGAGTAGCTGCCTTAATGAGCTACAAAATAAAAAATGTCATGTACAATATCTTAGATTTGTTTGCGAAGAACTTTTTTGGTTTATTCTTAGCCTACATGGTACTGTTTGGAAAATTTTAAAAAAAAATTGATGCGTACAGGGCAGTTTCATGGGACAAAAAGAATGACACATACCGACGCGTTTACCGCTTACGAAGGAGGCAAGAATCTCTTTCTTACAGGCCCAGGGGGGACGGGCAAGTCCACGCTCATTCGCGAGATGTACCGCCACGCCTGTGCGCACGGGAAGACCATTCAAGTGTGCGCAACCACGGGGTGTGCCGCCATTCTTCTCGGGTGCCGCGCTAAAACGGTTCACTCCTGGGCAGGCATTGGTCTCGGGGGCGAAGGAGCCCTCGCCAAAGTGAAGGCAAATCGCTACACCAAGAAGCGATGGATTGAAACTGACATTTTGGTCATTGACGAAGTAAGTATGCTTTCCGACTCCCTGTTTGAACTTTTGGACGACATCGGCAAAGCCGTTCGCGGCAACCGCCAGCCGTTTGGTGGCATTCAACTGGTATTCAGTGGCGATTTTTACCAGTTGCCGCCCGTCGACGCCCAGTTTTGTTTTGAAAGTCCTCGGTGGGCAGCTACGTTTCCCAAGGCCGTGCAGCTCACTACGATTTACCGCCAAACGGACCCTCAATACTGCATGCTTCTCAACGAAATACGCCATGGAAAACTCAGCAAAGCCAGTTTCACGCTACTTCAAGCGCACGTACGGTCAGGCGACGGGGTCACGCGACTCGTGCCCACGCGACTCAAGGCTGACACTATCAATTCGACGGCGTATGCCGAGCTTACCACCGAAGAAGCCGTCTTTAAAATGATTACAACGCGTGGGCGCGAAGCCAATGCCGACCACGAAATTGCGTTTCTGAAAACGCACGTTCGGGCCGATGAAGTACTCAAGCTCAAGGTTGGGACGCGGGTAATGTGCGTCGTGAACCTTACGGACTACATTTGCAACGGAAGTCAAGGTATAGTGACTCGGTTTTATGGAGGCTATCCCGTCGTCAAGTTTACGCACGGCGAAACGGTGATGCACCACCACGTCTGGGAAAGCGAAACGTCAGGCGTCTCCGTATCCCAAGTTCCGCTCATGTACGCGTGGGCCATTACCATTCACAAAGCGCAGGGCGCAACCCTTGACGAGGCCGAAATTGATGTTGGCGGGGACGTGTTTGAATGTGGCCAGACATACGTAGCACTTTCGCGTTTGCGATCCCTCGAAGGGCTCTACTTGACGTCCTTGGATGTCGGGAAGATTCGACTGAATAAAAAGGTGGTTGATTTTTACGCGTCGCTGTAAAGATCAACGTTTTTTTTGTGGATTTAAGAAAATTGATACAAGGTGATCCAATGCTGGACGCGTGTAGTTATTTATCGCCTCCTTCAAGAGAAGAGGCTGCAAACGAAGTATTTCGGGTCATCAGTCGTGAGGTGACGGGGGGCGCCCCTTCAGATCTCTTAGATATATGTCGACAAGTGGTGTTCGAAATGCCATCGCTGGGATCGTACACGGGGTGGTACGTGTCGTTCAGGCACGATGCTGCGGCCGCGGTGCGCCTAAATCTCGCCAATCCTCCATGGAGACCAGTGTGCCCCTCGAGCCTGAACCCCACATCGAGCGCTACGGAATCGACCACTACCTAGCCACTATGTTTCCGAATGATTCCGAGGTGGCTCGAGCGGAACGACGGAGAAGTTTACTGGCGTACCCGTGTTTGCTGGCGTGCCACGAAAAGTACAAGCGCTATCACGCCTTCTTCACGTTGATTCGGTGACGAGGCGTTTTAATCGTCTTAGCAAGCCGCAACGTCACGTTTCCTGGCGCCGAATACGCGTGCACGGGGGCTTTGTACGTCGCAGGCAACACGCGTTGGTCCATTGCAAACGTAAGCGCTAGCCAACGATGATGACCGTCCAGAATACTGCCGTCAGACGACACCACTAGAGGTTGCACGCGCGCCTTGCTCTTTATTTTTTTCCCCCATTTTTCCAAAATCCCTCTTGCAGTGGACTTACTGATTTCGGTTTGCGAAGGGCGCAGAATCCGCGGCGACATGCGTGTGTCCCGCACCGTGTACCCTGCTTCTCGCATAACTTTATCCAAGCGCTTTACGGACGACCGCGTGAATTGGGGCATTTGACTCCGCGGCAAGCGAGAAGGAACGGAAGGGTTATCGCACGACTGGCGCGTGCAGTAGTTATCCATGATAAAAATTGATGTTTTTTTTGTGATTCCATGAAACATCTCAAAATGAACATTCTTTTAAAACGCCTTCGACGATTCAATAAGGCATATCAGGAAGCGCCGTTGCTGTGCGCGGCTATCGCGCGACAGCGACAAGAACGTGCATGGTGCCGTCGGGTGTGTTCTCGTAATCATGTCGATGCCGTTCGTAGTGTCGTGTTGGCGTTTTTATAACCCCCATTGTTTTTTTTAATAATTCGCAACTCTAGGTAATGCTTCGACATTTGATTCTAATTGTTTTTGGGATAATTGTTGGATTTTTTTTCGTTTTTGTAGCGACAGGCCACTTTCCAGCAACGCCTCTCCGCAAACACGTCATTGATTTTGCGACAGGGTACGAGTATCGTTTGACGTCTTCCTACCGTATAAAAGTCCCCATTCGCGAATCAGCTAGCGCAGACAACCTTCGCTTGCACAACGGTATCCTTGAAATCAGTCCTGGGTTCAGTTGGAATGGACTGACTAACGCACCCGACTATCACAATTGTTTGCGCGCCTCGCTTGTGCATGATGCGTTATATGTTCTTATGGTAGACGGCAACCTACCCAAACACTGCCGCAATCAAGCGGACGATTTGTTTTATAAAATATTGAGGGAAGACGGGATTCGGTGGCCACATGCAATATTCATGTATTACACCGTTCATTATTTTGGGGGCAAATTTATGCGGACAGATCCCGTACACTGGGCGCCCTCCTAGCGCCGACGTGACCGCCGAAATCGCTTCGCCCGTTTTGTTTTCCGAGCAAAGTGGCGATAAATGGCGCGTTTGAGGGCGCCGCCAGCAGCTTCCGCTGCTCTCGGCGCTTTCTCTGCCATCGAAATTTCAACAAGTTTGATTAAAATGTTCAGTTTTGCCGTTTCGACCATGTTACTCTTGTCCTCTTCACTCAACTGATTTTGGGTGTCTGCAAAGGCATCTTGTAACCCGTAGATAATTTCGTAGACGGATCGAAACCGCTCGTCTTTTTCTTTGTCGGCATCGTCATGCGGAAATTCGCACAGCAAACTTAAAATTGGACGCATTTGGCGCTGCAAGGCTGTACTGGCAATTCTATACAGCTGCACAAAGACTTTCGTCGACTCGGCCAGTACGGCACCCGCAACACCTGCTGCTGCGGTTATACCGCCTGGAACGGCACCGACGCCCGTGAGAGCTACTGCGGTCCCCGTTGCCGCCGCATACTGCGACGCAATCGACAATCCCGTCAAGTAGTTAATCAGGTAGTCACTTTTGTATATCTTAGGATTACGCGCAACTTCACAAATAAGATCACGTTGTTCGCTTATTGGGCGAGAACGATCTTCTGCAGCTTTTTGTTCCGCGGTTTTTCTAGTGACCGCAACTGCAGCTGCATAAGCTTGGCGGCGCCGTGTTTCTGAGGGAGCATATATCAACGGCATAGGTTATCAATAGATTTAAACGCTTGAACGGAATCGAACCGCTCCCCCGCACTTTCGCCTCGAGTCGGGGTTCGTACACCAGTACGCAAGCGCAAAAAAAATGGGTTCTATTTTTTATCGCGATTGGGTGAGTTTAGGCAGTCGCTGGCGGCTTCTCCGCCTTCTGGAAGTGCTGGCTCATGAAGCGCTGGAGATTGAAGTAGGTGAGCTCGTCTGTGGGCTTCAGGGCGAGGAGCTTCTTGAGCTTCGCGTCAGGGTTGATCTTGCGGCCGTTGTCGGGGTCTTGGAGCTTGTTGGAGCGGATGTACGCGTTGATTTCGCGGGTCACTTCCGTCCGCGCAATGAGCGACCCCTTGGGCTTCGTCAGGAAATCTGCGAGCTGGTCACTGATAAGGGTTGGCTTTACAAAGCCGCTCGGGGCGCGGCTCGCCGACTTGTGCTTGCGCTTGGCGCCTGCCTTCTGAGCAGCCTTGGCCTCTCGCTCAGCGCGCTTCTGGAGGGTCTTGAAGTCGACAATGATGGACGCCATCTGGGCGCGCACCGCCGCGAGCTTTGAGGTAAATTCAGTGTACGCCGCGCCAATGTCAACGGTGGTCTCGGCATCCGTCGATGGGGTGGGGACTTTTACTTCAACCACCTCCACCTTTGGCTCGGACTTCGTGTCAGCTTTAGCGGAAGACTTCTTGGGAGGCATTATACTCCTTTATGTGACGAGGTGTTTAAGTTATTTTTTGACGCCTATTTCTTTTTTTGTCTCGGAAGTAATTTTAATGGGCAAATACCGAAGTGCTCGCCGTTTTCGCCGCCAACCCGACGGCCTCTTTCATATCGCAGGCAAAACCTACAAGAACTTGATCGGGCGGCGGCAGCAAGTCGGTGGGGGCACCGCGTACAAAACCGCAGGGGGGCTCATCAAATCCGATTTGCACTTCAACGGTCGCCGCTGGGTGTCCCTGGACAAATTCAAGAGCTCGACCCAGCGCAATCGCCTAGCCGAACACGGCTATGGCGCCCAAAAAGGCGGGTTCGGGTACGTTCGCATCAAGCCTTCAGGCAAACCGCGGACGCGCAAACAATGCACCCAAATTGCGGCCAGGGTAGAGAAACACATAAACAAGCCGTCGAGTGCGGCGGAGAAGAAAACGTTTCTCGCTAAATGCGCTCAACGATGAGCGAGGTAACCGAGGATAACGGATGAAAATCATTTTTTCACCCTTTATCTATGTGGCGCTATGTTGGCTACGCCTATTTGGCCTTTATGTTTCTCTGGTTTGTGGTGTGTAAAATGCGCAATCCTGACCAAGTGGTCCCGCCGTTCGACCGCAACTACCTTAAAACTGCTGTGCCAGGGCTTGATTTGGATCAAACGCTGTCTGCAGCGACCCCGTCGTCGCCACCTTTGCCGCCGTCACCCCCCTCGAAACGTCCGTCGTCGTTTTACTCACCTCCTTCGCTGCGTCTTGGAAAATTGGGGGTACAGGAAAGACCCGCGTCACCACAGGCGGATCTCTTCCTTTGAAATCGTTATAGAGACTGTGCACCTTGGCCGCATCCATGGCGTCGCCTCCCACAAAGAGGGCGTCGTCCACCTTGTTGGTGCCTTGAAAAAACATGACGTTGGCAATCTTTCCAGGGTTTCCCTTGTGCGCGCCCACCGTGAGCCCCGAACTTTCGTCAGTTACGATGGCGGCAACACTCTTGTACAAGACGCCGTTGATAAAAATGTCCAGCATCCCCGCGCTCGTGTAAAAGAATACGAAATGAATCCATTTCTGCAGCGCCACGTCGGGAATGTCCGTGACCAACACGTCGTGAGGGCCTGAGTACTCGAGGGGCTCCGACGGCATGGACTCCCCCGTAAACTCCGCCAGGGAGCGAATCGATTTGGCAAGCCCTTGCGGTTTCTTGCCTCCAGGGTGACGCATGGTGACACGCAAGGTATTGGACGCCGCGTTGAAGGAGACCGTCGGACGTCCGCCGTAACTAATAATGTTGGAAAACCCCGTTGCTTCAGGACTTGCGCTGGGGGGCAGCGCATTCAAGTACACCCAACACGAAATGGCGTAGTTGTACCGAAAGTTGGTCGAAATCGGTAGCACGGACTCATACCGCAGCCCCAGCGGTTCGTTGCGCACCATAACGCCCTTCGGCCCCCCTGCTTTGCCTTCGCGCATCGTAGTAAAGAGAGTCTTGGAGTAAATGTACCAGACGATGAGAACGATTTCAACGGCCAACAAGGCCCACGTTTGCTTGGGCTCTGAGACCAGCATGGCCATGAGGTCGGAAGTCCAGCACGAAAGCAGCAGGAGAGTCTTGATCGCTAAATTGGCCTTTGTAAAGTAAGCAAAGTAGCTGCGGTCGGGCAGACGTTTCCAAATCGCGGACACGACAATCGCGCCCGCGACGACGAGAATCATGAGCATGATAAGGTAGCGAACGGACCACGTAGGGTTAGTGGCAAAAAATTTAATGGCAAGCGTTACGGCCATGGCAAGCGCCGCGCACGTCACAAAGAGCATGCCGATGCGCGACAAGTAGGTCGTCCAGTCTTGGCTGAGAAAGTCGCGGTTGAACCCAATGGTGACAAGAGCTACAAATATCATGACGGCAATGATGTAAATCGTCCCCTGCGTAAAAAGCCTGGGCTGAAACACGGTATTGGGGTTCGTGCCCATAAGAGCAGCAATGAGGACCAAATAGAGAGAGGTCGCCACAGCGTGTGCAATTTTGTTCTTGACCTCGAGAAGTGTGAAGAGGACGGGGAGTAAGGGCAAGACAAAAATAGAAAAGACGGCCCAATGGTTTTGGTCTTCGCGTTGGATTTTGGATCGATTCAGCTCAAACACAAAAATCAGCAGGAGGCTTAAAAATGCGGTTAGCATGATAGGAGTGAACCAGGAAGGCCTTTTCCAGTAAATGAGTCCAAGCACGGCAAGAAGCGTGAGGGTCGATACCTCGACGCCTTGCGCTGAGCGAAACCACGCCGCCACTACGCCACTCCAACCCTTTGTAAAATAAAACACCAAAAACACGCACACGCCAATGACAGTAGCAATGAGGGAAATCAGTGTCCAGAACCGCAGAGACATCACCCAGGATGCAGCACCCACGATTATGTTTTTCCAAAGATCGAACAGCAAAAATCGCAGGATACGAAAAATCCACTCGAAAAACCGCGCGATACTGTTGACGGTATTAGAAAGAATTTGGGCGAGCACCTCATTCATTTACAAAAAGAGTCTTATTTTTTTACGGGGTTCAACGGCGCTGGCTACTTTTTCGGGTACTGCGTCGCGGCGAATTGAGCATGTGATTCGCCCAGAACCATGGCCTCGTGTCTAATCCCATTCGACCACGAGCGTTTTGGCGTTGCAGTGCGTATTTCGCGTGCCCGACTGCAGTTTTAGGATCACCATTTAATAACGTGAAATTTTCGTACATCCCGTAAGGGAAAAATAATAAGTGCTTTAGGGCGTAAAGTCCATTGTCGGTGTGAAGGTCGAACCTTCTTAGTGCGTATCTTAACTTATTCCACATTTCGCCGCGCATCAGGTCTGGACGTTCCTTTTGAATTCTTGCACACAAATCGGTTGCCGTATCTTCATCCCCGTGCTTAACTTCGAGGGCGTCGCACAGATTTCGTAGTTCCCTCAACGATAAATGTAAACGCAAATAAGCGCACGGCGTTGTCGAAGATTTACGGCTGGAAGGCATTGTATTATTATTTACATATTTTCAAAGGTTGTTTTTTTGCCGTGGCAGTTGCGGCAAAGAGCAACCAAATTGGAAATGTGGTTTGATCCTCCGTCGGCAAGCCGCTGGCGATGATCGACTTCGAACCAGGCGTCTAGTTGGGCTTTGCATTCACCGCACTTCCATTGCTGACTCGCCGCCACGTATTTTTTCTTCGTACCGCTCACGCTACGCGTTGTGGCGTCGGAGCCCGACGTTTGCAGGGTCTGTTCTGCGCGAGGCGCAAAAAACGGGGTCAGCATGTCGCGCGAGTTCTTGTCGATGGGCATGTATTGCACCATGCCGTTCAAATGTCCCATTAGTTTTGACGACTCTCCAGGATTTTTTTTTATGAAGAGCAGCAGCGATCCTGCTGTAAAAAGGGCGGCCGCGATCTTCACGTGCTTTTTGTACCTGGACAACTGCTTGGTGAATTTGTTGTCATAGTACGTGTCTACTACAAAAAACGCGACGCCTAAACAGAGTAGACCTTCGAGTTTTGTCATTTGGTATTTGAGCGCCAAAAAATAAAAAAAAAATAAAGGCAGTTTACGCGTCCTCGTCCTCGTCCGCCTCGTCGTCCTCGTCGTCCTCTTCCTCCTCGTCTGACGACGCGTGCGATTCTTCGTGCGTTTGCTGAGTCATACCCAGCGCAGATAACTTTTGCATCAGGTAAGCGTACGTCTTGGGCGCGGTATCGCGCAAGCCCTCGTCAATGCCTTCGCTGGGAAAGACGAGCACGGACGCTTCCTGCATGCGTTCTACGTCGGCGTCGATTCGTTTTTGGTTGGCGGCGTAATTGGCGTCGGAAAAGTTCGAGGGCAAGACAATGACGTTGGCGCGTGCTGCCTTAGGGGCTTTCGTCACGACAAAGGTCTTTTCGGGCTGCGCTTTGAGAACGTCCGAAGTGGGGTCGCTGTACTCGATGGTCCCCGAAAAGAGAGCGTCGTCGGCGGGCCCCGTGTAGGCGTCGGCCAACGTGGCAATCACGGAAATAAACTTGTCCCGCACCTCGAATCGCTGGTCGAGAATGGTCACTGTAATGGTGTCTCCGATGGAGATGGGCGCGAACCGCCCCAGGGTATGGTGGTGGTCGCGAGCCACGAAAATCACGTACGGCGACTCCTCTCCGTCAATGCGGCACTTGAGCCCTGCGTGCGTTTTGTTTTCGACGACGCATTCCAGAACCTCCCCGACAAACGGAAACGCAATGTCGCACTCGAACACCACAGTAATATGGACGGCGTCCTGTTTGAGGAGGCCGCACGAATACTCCAACACATGGACGCTAGATCGGCGCCCCGTTGGACGTATGAAGCCCTGCACCGTGCAGCGCCCGTCCAGCTCCTTGGAGAGAATGGCTTCCAGCGTCGATTTGATTTTGGAATCAACTCGCGCCACGGGAAGCGACACGCGGCGGGTCAGCACCGATGGAGTATAGACTTGCATGGTTAATATATGCGTCCACTATTTCTTTTTAAACCGTTCAATTTTTGGAGCACAGGTCGTGCACACAAAAGATGAGCTCCACGGCGTGCTCGTGCACCTGGTTAAAAATGGCAATGTACTTGGCGATCACGCGAACAATCGCGTACTTGCGCGTGTCAGGCAGCCCGCTCTGTTTTACAAACGCAAAATAGGCATCTAAGATGTCCATTACGGAAAAGCCGTCGCGGTGAATGGCCAGCACAATATCCATGGCGCCGTACTCGTCGCAGGCTTCCACCGCTGCGTTGAACTGGGCCAGCACCCTCGCATCCAAGGTGGAGCAGGCGTCTACTACGTCCTGCGTGAGTCCTTTGCCGAGCAAGCGTATTTTCTCC